CTCTTTCAAGTGTGCTTGTATTACTGCTTATTGTAGCCCTATCCCCTCTCTACGTCACTATGGGAATAATGACAAGGCAGATGCAAGAAAAGGTTAATTAATCAAGTTCTTGAATTGTGTTACCTTCTATAGCAGCCCATTCAAGATACTCTTGGTAATCTCTATTCGCTTCATTTATAGGAATAAAAGCACCATCAGATATTCTTCTAATCACTTCCTCTGGCAAAGAAACACCATTAACAACAGTTCTTTTCACTTTTTTATAAGACATAATTAAAGCTCCGCATCTATTTTTATAGTACACCCATTTCCTGCACCAAAAAGAGTTATTGAATTACCATCTGCAAGAGCAAGTCCACCCCCTGCTGTCCAACCACTACCACCAACTCTACATCTATTTTTAGTTATACTAGCTACTGCGTCAAATGAACCACCAGTACTATTGTAGCCAGAAGAATTTGCCATATTCATTTGCCCATCTGATGTGCCAGTTGCGGGTAAAGTTACTGTGGGTGCTACTCTTTTTTCTACAGTCCAAAATACTGGGCAATCAAAACTAGAGCCACTACTAGCATATCCATGAAAACCATAATGTTGAAAAGTTATGGTTTCAAAATATCTCTGACAAAGATATAATTCAGCACCAAATGACCTATGCTCAAAATCTGTTGCCACGCTGCCTACTTCTAATTGAACTCCTGTAATTTCAAATGTTGCATCATTTGTTGTGTACCATGTTGAGGTTTGATCTGGGGTTCTTGTATTATTGTCTGCTGCTGCCCAAGCATTTAAAGGTCTTGTTCCAGTCTGACTTGTTCCTCTATAACATTCCCATGTTATTTCTAAACCTTCTCCATTATCATTGTTAAAAGTTAAATTAGAATTTCCAGGAATTGTTTTAGTTATTTTTGTCCAAGTATCAGCAGATAAAGAACCAGTTTCAGTTACATATCTTTGTGATGTTCCATCATCAGTTCCAAAAGTATTATAAAAATTTTGTGCAACACTAGACTTTACCCAATAAGAAAAAGTTATATAACTTGTACTAGAAAGATAGTTCCAACCACTATTTGCAATATCTTGTGCTTCAATTTTATATCCAATGCCTGCCCGATCAGAAGTGCCTGCACCACTTGTTTGGTTTCCATTTGTAATTTTAAATGCTTTTCTAAAACCTGAAGTGTATGGGCTAGTGCCACTAGCAACATCTACTTGTGCCTGTGTTAATGATTCGTCAGTTCCACTTTCATCTTTTGCAAATCTATCAACAGTTTGGTAGTCATCAGATGTAGATGACGTACCACGTTGAGCTATAAGACACGATCCGTTGACCACCAAATTTTTGTTAGTTCTGTTTGTAAAATTGGCAGTACACGTTCCATCAGTATTGTTGACAGTAATAGCAGCAGAACTAGCTCCTACCCCTTTTATCGAATTTACCTTGATCTCTGACATAATTAACTAGGTTTTGGGTTAGCGTCTTTAACCGCTTTGATGTGGGTAGCCCACGTTCCAGTTGTATCTAGTTTACCTGCAAGCATATCCTGGTACAACATATCAAGTTGATCTCCAAAAGAAGCATAGACAGTAGAACCATTAGTTGTTCTATCAGTTTTGTATTTAACAGCAGCAGCTTCAGCGTCTAGTGTAACTCTCGCAGCATCAATATCAGACTGAACAAGTGTTATCTGTGTACCATCTGCTTTAAAAGCTCCTGTACCATCATCAACTCTTACGCAATCTGAATATGCTTTGTAAATAGCTTCGTGATCTAAACTCATTAACCTGCTACCTCCATAACTGTTAAAAAAGAAGGGCATCTAAAACCGCTATCATTATTAAGATCATTTATATTTCTTCCAACATAACTTGTACCTCCACCAACTTCTATTGCAAATTGGACAGTAAAAGTATGTGCGTTTGTATCTCCTATTGCTCCCAAACCAGATTGTAAAGTTGTTGCTTGAAAACCATAATCACTTTGGTTTGATCTTTGCAAAATACCTCCAATACCTACTCTATTTCCATCAGTAACACCTTGAGAAATACCAGAACCATCTCTTGCCAACCTCAACCTTAATTGATTAGGAGAAGAACCTGTAAGAGTCGCTATACATAAAAACTTATTACTTGCAGAACTAGCTGTAATTGTCACACTCAAAGAACCAATATCTGCGAAAGTAGATGAACTGGTCGATGATGTATCGGTTTTGTATGCCTGTATAATTTGAATAATATTACCTGCCTTTGGGTTTGTTGTTGTTAATATCGTTCCATCTGCTGAATCAGGCAGAGTCATAACTCTGTTATTACTAGAAGATGAGGGTGCTTGTAAGCTGAAAGACCCACCACCTGATGCTGCGTTTAGTTTAATCTTTGCTGTCATAATTAACTAGGTTCGGTAGGAAAGGTAACAGAACTCATATCTAAATTACCATTTGCGTCTAACTTTGGCGATGCAGTTGCAGGTAAATCACGCAAACTTTGACGATATGTTTTCCAAGCTGTTGAAAGTGTTAAATCAGAACTTGCTCTCCAATCACAAGCCGCTAATCTACTATCTCTTTCAATTCTTAATAACCTCATAGGTTCTGCATTATTCAATCTTGTCACTTCAGCATCTATTTCAGATTCAGTTGGTGCTGACCCAGAACCTAACCAATTTAATCCAGAGTATTCATCACCTGTCCATGACCATTGAGTATTTGGTTTTAAAGAACTTAATGCCTTTGACTTAGTGTAAATCATGCAGCAACCTCCATAGCTAGGCTTACTACTGGCTGTTGATTACTATTTGATTGTAATTCTACCGCGTTGGTAGAATTACTCCTTACATACAATTTATAAACTATTGAATTACCAACTGAATAACTTGGACTGTCAAGATAATTTATAGTGAAATTAACTTGTAATCGACTACTCGTACCTCTTATTTCCCCCGAAAATCCATTATTGTTATTAGTTCCAGCATTCGTTCCTGTTGGTGCAATATTTTCATAGGTTCCACCATTAATGCTTCTATATATAGTAATATAAACCTGTCGATTACTTGCTTCGGTATTAACATCACCATTAAATAGTAAAAGTATTTTGCTTGAAGCTGCTGTTGGTGTAATAGTTACTGATTTATTACTCGCAACAAATGTGGCAGAACTAAATGTTTCTCTTACAGTACTAAGACCTTGAACAATTTGAATAATTTTTCCTGCTCCTATGCCAGTACCAGATACACCACTATTTGTAATCTGCATACGTTCAACACCACCAGTTGAAAACTTGATAGTGTCAGCAGCAGGAAAACTTATACCTGTATTTGTGTCATCTCCAACAATACTTGGTGCGGAAACTGATCCAGCTACACCTTTAACACCAGTTGTTCCAGAAAGTTCTAAGCTCATAATTAAATAATAACTAATAAACTGCCAGAAGGCACAGTTACAGTAACTCCAGCATTTACAATAGGACTTACTGTGTGTGCATTTTTTCCTGATGTTATCGTATAGTCTGTTGTTACGTTAGTGTCCGATTCAAAAAATACTTCATCATTACCTCCTCCCGTAGCTCCAGCACCACCCCCTACAGCAGTAAACTCAGATCCGTTATATATTTCAGCAGAAGTGGTCGTACTATTGAATCTAAAGTCTCCTGTTGATGGTGAACCAGGTCTTTGGGCAGTAGTTCCAACAGGTATCTGTAAAGCTGTTGTGTAATTATGAATAACATCACCAGTAAATGTTGCTCCTGCAACTGGAGCTAGACCTAAATTTGCCTGTGTGACATTACCAATCTCGATATATCCATTATTAGCTGCATTTCTTAGCTTAAGAAGATTTGATGTTGTATTAACTGATAACTGGAACGCAACCTGTGTACCACTAGGATCTGCTGATCCACTATTTAAACTCTGTATAGCAGCAAAAACATTATTGAGGTCGGTACGAACTGCACTACCCGTTCCATTATCTATCGTATAGTCTGTGACTTGTGCCATTTAAAAAACTACCTTGTGCATATTCTACCCTCCTTTACCAAATCCGACAGCCTGATAAGTGAAATTTCTATCAATCGAAGCATTTGATGAATTTTTGAAGTGAACAGTAAAACCCGTTCCAGAAATACTACTTACTT